CTGATACAAATGTGATTGGTATTAGGATTGGAGGATATAGTAGTCTTGTCAGAGAGTTGGATTCAAATAATGTCAATCTTTCTGAAGTAGATAGGAAGAAATTCAAGAAAGATAAGTCCTATGTCACCAAAGAATGTGGTTATTCTTCTTACTTCTTGATTGTTTCCAATTCTTTGTCAAACAACACAGACTTTGAAGTAGAAGAGGATGCCACCAAACGTCAAATTCAATCTGCATTTATGAAATCTTTGAGTGCTAAATCTCTAAATAAGAAAATGCTAAATGAGTTTGTTTCACTAGTATCCTGACACTCTTCAAACTGTCTCCAAGACCCCCACCAGAGGGGTCTGGCCCTTTATAATATTCAAGTAACAAACAAACGACATGGCAATCACCACTGACTACATCCTCACTTCTCTTCAGTCCCTATATGGAGAGACTGTCACCTCTGCTGACATTCGTGCTTGGTGTGCTATGAATGGTTCCAACTATCAGACCATCACTAACAAACTTACTGATTACAAGTCTGGTCGTGGTAAATGGAATCTTACCGTTAGGGAACAATTGGAACAAAACTACCAGTCTAGTACCCCCATTATTCCCGAACAGGAACGTCAAAACCTTATCCCCGATAAAGATGATACCTTCGTCAAGTTTGGTAACTTTGGTGATATTAAAAAAATTATTCAGTCCCGTCTATTCTATCCAACGTTCATTACGGGTCTGTCGGGTAATGGTAAAACGTTCTCGGTGGAACAAGCGTGTGCTCAACTTGGTAGGGAACTAATTCGTGTAAACATTACAATTGAAACTGATGAAGATGACCTTATCGGTGGCTTTAGGCTTGTTGATGGGAATACTGCTTGGCACAACGGTCCCGTCATTGAAGCACTGGAGCGAGGAGCAATCTTGCTTCTTGATGAAATCGACCTTGCAAGTAACAAGATTTTGTGTCTCCAATCTGTCCTCGAAGGAAAAGGTGTTTTCCTGAAAAAGATTGGTAAGTATGTGCGTCCTGCTGATGGTTTCAATGTGGTGGCTACTGCTAACACTAAAGGAAAAGGTTCTGAAGATGGTCGGTTCATTGGAACTAATATCTTGAATGAAGCATTCCTTGAACGTTTCCCTGTGACCTTTGAGCAGTCTTATCCAACCACTACAAATGAGATGAAAATCATCTACAATGTTGCAGAATCGTTGGGTTGTGTAGATGAAAACTTCTGTGTCCGTCTTGTAGATTGGGCAGATATCATCCGTAAGACTTTCTACAATGGTGGTGTGGATGAAGTTATTTCCACCCGTCGTTTGGTCCATATCATTCGTGCTTATAGTATCTTCCAAGATAAAGCTAAGGCTATCCAAGTGTGTGTAAATCGTTTTGATGATGAAACCAAACAATCCTTTATGGAGTTGTATGACAAAGTAGATGCTGATTTTCAAATGCCTGTTGAAGAAACCACTAACATTTGATATAATTACTAAGGAACATTATGACTAAATCTATGGGAATTGTTGATGGTAGTGAAACTACCTATGAAGTAATCAAGTCAGGTCTACATGATTATCAAGTCAATGGTCATGATTTTTGGTGGGCTAAGGATGACTATCTGAAGTCAACAGATACCAATCAAAATGGTTTCTGGAAATACAGTGAAGACCTTACTTTGAAGGAAGTTGAACAATATCTTCAAAGTACCTATCATTCACACTATACTTCCCAAGAATCAAAAACACAGACCCTTGACTTGATTGAAAGTATTGGGGATGCAGAATCATTCTGTCGGTCTAATGCAATCAAATACTTGTCACGGTTTGGTAAGAAGAATGGAAAATCTAAACAGGATATTCTAAAGGCAATTCATTATTGTATTCTTCTTTATCACTTCTCTGGTCTCCACAAGAAAACTTCTGATTACCCCTATTGAGTTGAACTATGAAACTTTCTGATAACACTATTACACTCCTGAAGAACTTCTCCTCCATCAATCAGTCCATTCTGTTCAAAGAGGGTAACAAACTTCGTACTATTTCTGTGATGAAGAACATCCTGGTGGAAGCAACCATCAAGGAGGATATTCCCAAGGACTTTGGAATCTATGACCTTACACAGTTTTTGAATGGACTTTCACTTCACCAAAGTCCTGACCTTGACTTCACTTCTAATGAATATGTGGTCATCAAAGAAGGTAAGATGCGTTCCAAATACTTCTTTGCAGACCCTAATGTGATTGTTTCTCCTCCAGAAAAAGAGATTACACTTCCTACTGAAGATGTTTGTTTCATTCTGACTAGTCAACAACTTGAGAAGATGAAGAAGGCATCTTCCATCTACCAACTCCCTGATATTTCTGTGGTTGGTGATGGTGAAACAGTTCAGTTGGTTGCTCGTGATAAGAAGAATGACACTTCCAACAACTTCTGTATTGAGGTTGGTGAAACAGAAGACACATTCACTTTCAACTTCAAGGAAGAAAATCTGAAACTTCTTCCTGGTACCTATGATGTAGTTGTGTCATCTAAACTTCTGTCACGTTTTTCCAGTCAGAATCAAGAACTTGAGTATTATATTGCATTGGAACCTGATTCTACATTTGGTTGATATGAACATTTTCGTGACTCACCCAGACCCTTTCAAGTCTGCTCAGGTACTTCCTGACAAACACATTGTCAAGATGCCTTTGGAGACCTGTCAAATGCTTTCTATCATTGCATCAGACAAATGGGGTCATGGGTTTGGCACTCTTCCCAAAGCAGATGGAACTCCCTACTGCACTGAGAAGGGTGCCTTTCGTAATCACCCCTGTACCAAGTGGGCATCTGAGTTTGTGATGAACTGGCAATGGCTTATACACCACGGGTTCGCACTCTGTCAGGAGTATTCTGCCCGTTATAGGAAGGTCCACACCTGTTTCAATACCCTTCTAGTGGCCCGTGACATCTTTCCCACAGGGGACCCCACAGGACGTTCTGGTACACCTACACCATTCGTTAGGGCAATGCCAGAGGAATATAAGTTCGATACTTCTATCGATACCTTCACGGCCTACAAGATGTATATTGCATCTAAACCTTGGGTGAAAAATAACTATATAAAACTACCACATCGTAAACCTGATTGGATATGAGACACATCCTCTTCACACTCAAAGAGTGTAATGTTGACCTTATTGAAGATACTGAATATGTGAGAGATTGTCTCTACCAAGCAGCCAAAGAATGTAACTCCACTCTTTTGAATCTCAATATTCATAAGTTTCAACCACAGGGTTTGACTGGTATTGTGATGTTGGCTGAAAGTCATATTAGTATTCATACTTGGCCAGAAAAGGCTATGGCAGTATGTGACATATTCACCTGTGGTCAACACACAACACCTATGCGTGGTGTAGAATATCTACAGAAGAGATTCAAATCTTCTGATATGACTATCAATGAATTTATTAGACCTTTGGAATGAACACCATAGTTACTATTGATGATAATGGAATCCTAACTTTCCCTGAGGGTTTTCTTGAAAAACTTGGATGGAAAGAAGGTGATATGTTAGAATGGTTTAGCCATGAAGATGGATCATTTGAATTGAGGAAAGTTGATGAGTCGTGATGAATTTATTTGGACAGAATCTTATCGTCCAAAGACTATTAGTGAATGTATTCTTCCAGAGGAAACCAAGAAGACCTTTCAGAAGTTTGTAGAGAAAGGTGAGGTACCAAACCTTCTTCTTTCTGGTCCTCCTGGTTGTGGTAAGACCACTGTTGCCAAAGCCCTATGTAATGAACTTGGAGTAGATTTTTATGTCATCAATGGATCCGATGAGGGTCGATTCCTCGATACTGTCAGAAACAATGCGAAGAACTTTGCTTCGACCGTCTCACTTTCTTCAACTGCTAAACACAAGGTCATCATTATTGATGAGGCAGACAACACGACCCCAGATGTACAACTCTGTCTACGTGCGTTTACTGAGGAATTTATTCGCAACTGTAGATTCATCTTCACCTGTAACTACAAGAATAAAATCATTGCCCCGTTACATTCGAGATGTGCAGTTGTTGATTTCGGGATCAAGTCTAAGGATCGCCCAAAACTTGCACTTTCCTTCTTTGAGAGGACGAAAGAGGTCCTGGATAAGGAGAAAATTAAATATGATGAAAAGGTTCTTGTTCAAATAATCCAAAAATATTTCCCTGACTGGCGTAGGGTACTGAATGAACTTCAAAGGTATTCTGTATCGGGTAAGATTGATTCTGGTATCCTTGCAGCATTTGAGGAAGTAAAAACCAATGACTTGGTTAAGTACCTTAAAGAAAAGAACTTCCCTGAGGTTCGTAAATGGGTAGTCAATAACTTGGATAATGATCCTAGTATTATTATTCGTAGTGTTTAT